AGGCGCGGAGTGCCGCCCAGCAAAGAGTCAAACAGAAGCTCGATGAGGCCAAGGCCAAGTACTCTGATGATCCGGCTGCCGTAGATACGATCACCTCAACGGCTCGCACTCTCGTCACCGATCAGCAGATACCGCTGGCAGTAAAGTCCATCATCGATCAGTCGGACGTATGGCCCGACATCGTGTACACGCTCGGCAGTAAGCCCGAGGAACTGACTGCTTTCATTCAGCTCGCGAAGGAGAATCCCGGTGCGGCGATCCGCAAGGCTGTTCTTATCGAACACCTGATTACCGAGGAGCTGAGTAAGGGCAGTAAGTCACCCAAGGGCGATGACGGCGAGAAAGTCGTACCGATCCGTGATGGGTCTGGAAAGTTTCAGAAAGCCACTCCTGAAAAAGAAGAATCAGACGCGCCAAGACCCCCGCGTGAAGTGAGTGGGCGTGGAGCTACCCCGCCCGATGAGGTCAACAGCGCCGTCAAAAATAACGATTTTCGACGATTCCGTGACTCGCAAAACGCAAAGGATCTCTCGAAAAATCGCAGGAGATAGCCTAAATGGCTAACAATTTTCTTAACACCAACTGGGTGTCTATGGACATCCTTCGCCTCCTCCTGAACAAACTGGAGGTCGCTGAGTATTTCAATCGTAGCTGGGAGCGTGACTTCGAGAAGGAGTTCGCGCCGGGTGCTGCGATCACTGTCAAGTTCCCGCAGCGCTTCCTGACCACCGATGGTATGGGCTACGCGCCGCAGGGAATCAACCGCATCTCGACCACGGTGTCTCTCGACCAGTGGATTCAGATCGCCTTCGAGTGGGATGACTACGAGCGGGCGGTTAAGCTGGAGCGTTCCGAGGAAGAGCTTCGCGAGAACTACCTCGATCCCGCCGGTGCCGCGATGGCCCAGGAATGGGATAACCGCTGCGCCAACTTCGCCCGCATCAACGCGAGCCAAGTGGTAGGCGTTCTGGGTACCGACCCCACCTCCGTGTCGGCCTTCTACTCCGCTCGCCGCCTCCTGAAAGAGATGGCATGCCCTCCGGGTAAGCGCGGCATGCTGATCAGCTCCTCGATGATGTCGACCCTCGGCTCCAACATCACGAACGTCTTCAATCCCAAGGATGAGATTTCGCGGATGTTCAAAGAGGGCTACATCGGTGACCTCGCCGGTTTCGAGTTCTTCGAGTCCAACTCGCTGTACTCGCACACCGCTGGCACGTTCCAGAACGCCGTCACCGTGAACGGCGCGAACCAGAGCGGAACCCAGCTCGTCGTTACCGCGACCGCTGGCGACATCTTCAACCCTGGCGACAAGATCGCTATCGCGAACGTGAACCGAGTCAACCCGATGACCCGCCGGTACCCCGGCCCGGTCGCGCAGAAGACGTTCACGGTGCAGCAGGGCTTCGTTGCGGTGGGTGGCGGCGCTGACGTGGTCAGCATTCTGCCCCCGATCTACGGACCCGGCTCGCAGTATCAGAACGTCGACGCGTTGCCCGCCAACGGCGCGGCCCTGACCTTGTTCCCCGGCACGTCCACTCCCAACGGCAAGCAAGGAACCGTCGGTCTCGCTCTGAGCCGCTACGCCTTTGCTCTCGTCGGCGCGAAGCTCTATGTGCCGAAGGCTGTCGAATCCGCCGGTCAAGCGACCGACCCCGACACCGGAATGAGCGTTCGCAAAGTTAAAGCCTGGGACCCTGTGCGGAGTATGGAAATCAACCGCATGGATTCCCTCGGCGGTCTTGGCGCTCTCTACCAAGACAACGGCGCTGTCGCCGTGCTTGGCGCGTAAGCCAGTGGGGCCGGGAAACTGGCCCCTTTGATTTCCAACAAGGAGACAATTTCAATGCGTAACTCTAGCAAATTTGCTTTGCTCATTCTGGCTGCGCTGGCACTGACTGTTCCCGTGCATGCCCAGGTAGCAACCACTCTATCGGGCGCGATTGATTCGCAGACCCGCACCTTCTCCGTGGCGTCCACCTCGGGAATCCCCGCCGGTTACGGCTTGGTTCTCGACAACGAGGTGCTGATTGTTGCCTCTGTTCCCAGCTCCAAGCAGCTCGCTGTGGCACCGCGCGGCTCCTACGGCACTATCGCCGTGCCGCACAAGACTGGCACCATGGTGCTGGCTGCTCCGGCGAACGCCTTCATTAAGTACGTGCCTGCCGGTACGTGCTCCGCTGGCTCGGGGCTGTTCTACAACACTACGATCCTGATTACCACCGACAGCGGCAACGCTGGTGCTCAGTGGGTCTGCTCGTCCGTGACGGGTAAGATCGTCCCCGGATTCGGCAACGGCACGGTGCCCTCGGCCCCCACGGCTGCGGTGGCATCGGCGGCTGGCGCAATCACCCCGTCCGGCCTGATCTTCCACGTCACCGGCACGGCGGCGATCACCGGCTTCAGTATCCCGGTTGGCTTCGATCCGACTGAGGGTGCCACGGTGTGCGCTATCCCTGACGGTCTCTGGACCACGACCGCCGTTGGCAACATCGCTGTTGCGAGCACCGCGGTTGTGAGTAAGGTGCTGTGCTGGGCCTATGATCCCGGCACCGGGAAGTTCTACCCGTTTTATTGAGAACCCCTCGGGGCGGGCTTCGGCTCGCCCCACCTCTTTCTGCTCGGTTTGATTCCGAGCGCAGATGTCAACCCAAGGTATGCCAATCAACGAATCCGTAAACCTACGGAGATCCAATCTCACAAAGGAGCAACGCCGAGAGCAGGAAGCGGCCATATACGGGCTCTCGACAAAGCAAATGATCGACCAGCTTAGTCCAGAAGAAATCGAACGCATGCGCCAAATCGTGGCGCAGCACGACCAACAGAACAAACCCGGCATCAAGGAGTTTGATCTCAACGACCCGCCCAGAGTGCCCTACAGGCACCAGGAGTTTCCTAAGACGGTCTACGACCACGAAGGGCGACGGAGCTTTATAGTACGTAACCGCGAGGACGAGAAAGAGGCCCTTGACTCCGGCCTACGTCTCGATCCTTATCCCGCCGAGCCGGTCGAAGTGGAGCCCGAGGCTGAAGCCGCGGAGATCGATAAGCTCGACAAAATCGCACGCAAACCCAAAAAGCAGCAGTAACTGAGAGGGCCCTATGGCATTAGTGAGTGACATTATCAACGAGGCGTTTCTAGACCTGGGCGTCATGACCGTCGGCGAGTCCATCTCGACGGCGATGCAGACCGATGCGTTCACGCGTATCAACCAGCTCCTCGACTCACTGAGTGCCGAGGGCCTCATCGTTCCCAATCAAGTGACGCAGGCATTCGCGACCGGCGCGAGCGGCTTGCAGGCTGGCGTTACCGCCTACACACTAGGCAGCGGCGGGAGCCTCCCGACAACCGGCAGCCTCCGCGCTCTGAAGGTCACCGCGTGGCGCGCTTACTACGGTGGCGTGCTCCATGGTGGTGGCCGCGTGCTTTCCCTAGCTGAATTCGGCGAGCTGGCGAAACAGGACCTGGGGCAAGTGACAGCGATCCCATCAATCGTGGCCGCGGACACGTCCTACCCGCTAATCAACGTGCGCGTGTTTCCGCCGCCCTCTAACACGCCGGGCACGCTGGAGCTGGCTTACTACACGCCGATAGCGCAGTTCGTTACGGTCGGCGACACGATCAGCCTGCCGCAGGGCTGGCAGGACATGCTGCACTTCAACCTCGCGCAGCGCCTCTATCCGCAGTATCCGCGGCCCAGCAACATGCAGATGATCTGGGATATGGCACAGAGGACCAAGGCCGCGCTGATGGTTGAGAACGCGATGGCGGCACCGCAACCGCAAGCGGCGGCACCCGAGGGGCAGAAGTAATGTCCACACCAGTCTCTCAGCTCTTCTATATGGCACTCCGGCTGGCCGGAGTAACTAAGGTAGCCGGTGTCACGCCAAGCTCCGACCAGCTCGCGGACTGTCTCACCCAGGCGAACCTGATGATCGATCAAACACAGGTGAAGCGCCCGATGATCTACAGCATCCGGCTCACCCAGTACACCCTCGGAACCTCGAAGATTTACACGCTCGGGCCGGGCGGCACGCTGGGCACCAACAGACCGGTGAAGATCGAGCGGGCCACGCTGATGCTGAGCACTACCGGTACCCCAGTCCACCTCAAGATTTTCCAGGGCAGCTACAAGGAGTTTGCGGCGCTCGCCGTGCAGGACATTCCTGGCGCTCTGCCGGAGTTTCTGTACTGCGACTACGCTTACCCGACCGCGAATATCTACCTCATCCCCCAGGACCGTGGCGGCGACAAGCTGGAGCTTTACGACTGGCAGCCGATCCAGAGCTTCGTTGCTACCACGGACATCGTTCAACTGCCGCCGGGATATCAAGACTGGTTTGTGAATAACCTCGCGGTGCGGCTCGCGAGTGTGTTCAAGGAGCAGGGTGCCTCAGTCACCGACGACGTGCGCATGGAGGCACAAAAGGCGACTCGGGCGCTGACGTCGAGGAACACCAAGTCGCCACGAGCGACATCAGACGCGCCGAGTTCTAGCGGTGGACGTCGGGGTGACTTCGATTACTTCTCGGGGACGATCAAATGACACCGCCACACAGAACGCCTGAGATGAAGGCTATATCCGCGGCGGGGAGACACGCGAGGACCCAAGATGATCTGGATACGCTGCTGGCGCAGATCGCCGCCCCATACAGACAGACGATTTTAGAGCGGCTCAGACCCCACTTAACGTTCGAGCCGAAGCCGTTTACCCCCAAGCCTCACAAAGCGGCAGTAAGCAGTTAGTCAGTAAATCTTCAAGAAAATAAGGAACCAATCATAAATGCTTAAGCAGTTGTGTGTACTTGTGTGCTTATTTGCGGCGAGCGCTTTTGCCCAATGCACGGCTCCGGCCACGAATCACGCGATCACGGGGAACTTCACCGTGGAGTTGTATGGGCCAGTAGACACGCGGCCCGGCACGTACGGTCACGCGGATTATGTGGTTTGGAACCAGCCCTTCATTAATGTGCCCGCGGGTTGCCGGGTTCAAATCCTGCACATCTCTGGCGACCTTATGGCGTGGGCTATGGGCGCGGTTCCCGCCGGAACGAATGCTGGTCTGCTGGTGGGCGCTTATTCATCCGCTGGTGCTGGCTCGACTCGTGCGGCTTATGCGGCAGATGGCTTCTTCATCTACTACCAAGCCGGTGCGGGAGCGGCTCCGGCCAGGATTCAATTCAATCAGGACGTAACTGAGGGGTACCTCTCTTCGGACAACACCCTGAACTGGAAGGTCGCGGAGTTTCTCAACACTACCGGCTTTCCTATCCACATGGAGGTCACCTTCTCACAGGTAGTCTTCCGGTACGTGCAGTAAAGGGCGGCTCCAATGAAGCTCCCTCTTGTCGGCGAGAGCTACGCTCTCCGCAGCCCAGCCGCCGCGGCACAGCAGTCGCTAAACGTGATGCCGCAGATAATCGACGACCCCAACGAGCGCGGCAAGAACGTCGGGCTCTTGAAAAACTGCCCCGGTTACCACCTGATGATCACGCTACCCCAGGCTCCTATCAGGGGACTGTTGGTGGGCGGTGGCCGCCTATTTGCGTTTTCTGGTAATGGGGTGTTCAACGAGATTGGCCTCGGCACCTATGTAGGAGGAAACCCGAGCACTGGTGCGGCTACGCTTCTCTCTACTACTACCCTCGGGCACTTCGACAGTAATCCCGCGCTGATATTTACAAACGGCAACCAAGTGATGCTCATCACGGCGGGGCAGGTCTGGATCAATACAGGCTCTGGCTTCTTCGCGGCCCAGTTTCAAATCTCTGGTGTCGTCAACACAAACGGGACCGCTGTGACCTGGGTGAGTGGAGATACCTTCAACAATGCCGCGTCCGGTCTGGGTATCACGATTAACGGCGTCAACTACATCATTTCGACAGTCAATTCACCGACGAGTCTCACGCTGATATCCACTGCTGGCATACAGAACAACGTTTTATTCAACGGCGCTCTAGGTAGCACGGTTACCGCGGTTGGCGGGGCTTACATTGACGGTTACTTCGTAGTCCAGCGACCGGCAGGGTTAGCGTTTCAGGGGACATGTAACACAAGCGGCACCACTATTACCTTGGTGAGCGGGAGTGACTTCACATCACTGGCCCCACTTGATTTCATAGCCATCAACAACGTCAGCTACCAAGTCGCCAGCATCGCCTCGCCGTCGAGCTTAACCGTATCGGTGAGCGCCGGGGTGCAGACCGGTGTCTCTATCGGTTGGGGGCCGGACATCGGGAGGCAGTTCAACATTAGCGCCCCGTTCGACGGCACCTTCTGGGACATACTGGACTTCGCATCGAAGGAAGCGTACACGGACTACATCAAGTCCACTCTGGCCGACCGGGAGCAGCTCTACTTCTTCGGTACCGAGTCGATGGAGGTCTGGCAGAACGTCGGTGATCCTACGTTTCCGTTTCAGCGGATTCCTGGCGCGGCGTCGAGAGAGGGAAGTATTGCTGCTTTCGCGCCTGTCACAACCGGCGAGAGCGTGTACTTCCTCGGCGGGAGTCCGCGTGGCCCCGCAATAGCGTACCGCCTGGATGGATTTGCTCCGGTGCGCGTAAGTACGCACGCCGTCGAGGCAGCCTGGGCTTCATCTGGCGACACACTCTCGAAAGCTATCGGCTACGCCACTGAGGAAGACGGCCACAAGCTGTGGGTCATCAACTTTCAGGGGTCGCTCAACACGTGGGTATACGACGAGACGGCGAGCGCACAGATAGGTTCGCCCGTGTGGCACCAGCGAGCGTATTGGAACGGCACGTCATTCTCGCAGTATCAGCCCCGGTTCCATGCGTTCATCCCAGAGTGGGGCCCAGCCGGGATGCATATCGTCGGGGACTACGCGAGTGGGAATATCTACGAGCTGAATCCGTCTTACGCCGACGCGAACGGAGCAGACACTAGGTGGCAACGCATCCTACCGCACCTCTATGCCGCTGGCAAGATCCAGTACTTCGGCAGGATGACACTGGAGATGGAGACCGGCACAACGTCGAGCGGTGTCACTCAGCCGCAAATTACTCGCGACTACAGCGACGACCGGGGCCACACCTTCATTAACCCGGTAACTGCCGGGGCGGGCGTTCAAGGCGCGTATAGCCAACGCGTGTATTGGCCCGCAAACGGATCATCTCGTGACCGCGTGTTTCGCTTCTCCGGTACCGGACAGTATCCGCTAACTCTGATTGACTTAGACCTCGATGTCGAAATTGGGACCACGTAATGCTTCAGCCAGTCACGCCACCGGAGAACACGCCGCTAGTCAACGGCGTTTACACGCTGAACACGTGGTACCTGTTCTTCGAGGCAGTAAGGCAGGCAGCCGTTACCGGCGGCGGTATCGTCCAGTACGGGACCAGAGCACAGCGGATCGCGCGACAAACCCAGGGCCTCGCGGATGGCACGTTCTGGTACGAGCGAGATACGGGCCTGATCTACCTGTGGAACGCCCCCAGCCTGAAGTGGCTCTGGATCGCGGGCACGCAGATCGGGACCCAAGCGCAACGCCTCGCGCTCTCAACTCAGGGGTTGCCGGATGGTGGCCTGTGGTACGAGTCGGACACCGGTCTGACCTATACCTGGAACCTCAATAACACGGCGTGGGTATACGTCGCAGGCACACAGATCATAGACCTGACTTTGACCGCCGCAACCACCATTGCGGTCCCCACTACTGGAGCCAGGGATCTGGTGGTGATTCTTCGGCAGAACGCGACCGGCGGCTGGGCGATCACCTGGGGCGTGGGGTTCTCGGCCACCTCGGCGAACATCGACACCGCGGCATCAACGATCAGCGTGTTTCGCTTCGTGCTATCTAGCGCCGGACTCTACGTGATGGTTGGACAACCAACGACTGGAATGACTCCGTAATGAAAAAGAATTTAGCCCTCGTCTTTCTTTGTTTCCTCGCAGGTTTGGCTGGCGGCAACGTCGCCCCGATCCTTACCGGCTCCGGGTATATCAAGTTCCCCGAGACGGTACCAAGCGCGTCCTTGAGCGCTTCTGGCGGGAAGCTCACTATCGCGTCTGGAGGGACGAGTCAGCATATCCTCCTGATGCCGGGCGGCGGTTCGGTGGGTATTGCTGTTACGGACCCAACGTTTGGGGGCAAGATTTTCCCGGCACTGGCTTCAGTTGGTGGAACCGTATTTGCCGCAGGGAGTTCAGCTACCACCCCGAACTTCGCGCTGAACGTGGATGGCAGCGGGAACTGGGCCCTGTATGACTACAACGCTGGCTCGTGGGGCTTGGGCCTCTATCAGGGCAGCACCAGGGTAGGGATCGGGGGCGCTGCGGGGGCTTCCAATCAGCTCGACGTGTATGGGCTCGGGACCATCAACGCAGGCTCGGGATACAAGGTGAACAATGTGGCTGGCCTCACCCAAACGATAACAGTCGTGAAGACCGCGACCGGCGCAACCACCTGCACGATCATCCTCACCGGCGGACTTAAGACCGGCGGCACTTGCTGACGTTCGAGCGAACGCACGACATGAGTCTCGTGCGACACATACTGGCCGACTCATCCGTGTGGCCGCATGTCGGTGATGACTTCGCGCCGGATCACCGAGAGTGGCAGCCGAATCCAGACAGCCGGATCTGGTACGTGCTGGCCATCGAAAAAACGCGGCTAGTCGGGCTGCTCACCTTCGTACCGCGGTCCACGGTGCTGTGGGAAATCCACGTCGTGTTCATGCCGGGACGCCGTACACGTGGCGTGAACATCGGCGAACAGGTGCTCGCGTGGATGTTTGAGCACTCGACAGCCGAGCGGATCATTGCGGAAATTCCGGCGTGCAACCGGCTCGCGGTTCAGCTCGCGAGCAGAACAATGCAGCGATACGGCGTTAACGAGAAGAGCTTCATGAAGGGCGGCACCTTGTGGGACTTAGTGCTGTTCGGAGTGAGTAAGGGGAATATATGCCGAGCATAATTACCGGAATCATCGGGGGCTTCCAAGGATCTAGCGCCGCCCACAACGCAGCCAATGCGCAAGTCAAAGGCTACACCGCGGCAACAAATGACGTAGGCGAGGCAGTCTCGCAGGCTAACCCCGTCCTCTCGGCAGCCGTCAGCCAAGCCGAGAACTACGCAGGGGGCAACGCTGCAAACGCCGAAAGCTGGGCGGGTGGGGCGGCGAATACTGCGGCCAACGGCGCGAATAATGCGGCCACGACGGCCAACACCACTCTTCTGAGTCCCTACGTCACCAATGGAGGCACCGCTTCTAATCAGCTCAGTAACCTCACCTCGGCTGGATTCAGGTTCGATCCCTCGCAAGTCGCCAACACTCCTGGCTACCAGTTCAATTTGCAACAGGGCGAGAAGGCTATAGCCAACTCGATGGCCGCGAAAGGTATGGGACAAAGCGGAGCGGCGATCAAGGCGGGTGATATGTTCGCCCAGAATCTAGCGTCGAACACCTACCAGCAAGCGTTCGGTAACGCGCTGTCCACTTACAACACGAACGTCTCCTCGCTGCTGCCGCAGACACAGTTAGGCCTGGGCGCATCCGGCATGGCTGGCTCGAATCTGATGAACGCTGCGGAGTACGGTGGCAACATCACCACGAACGCCGCTGAATACGCCGGGAACGCCGGTTTGCAGGCAGCCGAATACGGTGGAAACGCCGGGATGTGGGGCGGCGGGCAGATGGCCTCGAATCTACTTAACGCTGGCGTTTACGCGGGTAACGCCGCCGCGAACTCTGGTGCTGCAATCGCGAACGGCGACATCAACGCGGCGAACGCCTGGAATGGGACGCTATCAAGCATCGGAAGCGGCCTAACCCCGCTAGCGATGGCCGGATTCGGGTCTGGCGGCTGGTCGGTCGGCAACATAGCCCCCAACCTTGGCAGCCTGTACCCTCCCAACCCTTCCAACGGCTACAACAACAACAGCCCCTATAGCACGCCTACTTTCATATAAGACTATGCCATTCGACACTAATGTACCTTCACCGGCTATGCCGCAGCTCCGGCCTGCTCCCCAGGTCGAGTCTCCACTGGAGACCCTCGCGCACATGGGAGATATCCGGGCGCGCAATCAACAGATGCAGACTGCCGCACTCCAACAGCAAGCGCTCCAGATGGAGAACCAGCAGCGGCAAATGGATCTACAGGATTCGCAGTTGATGCGAAAAGCCTGGATGCAATCCAATGGCGACCTCGACAAGACATCGCAAGCCTTCGCGCAGATGGGCGGATCTCCCAAGGGTATGATGGCGCTCCAGCAGCAAGTTATGCAGATGAAGGAGCAGAAAGCGAAGCTCAGCTCTGCGGAACTCGATACCCAAAGCAAAAAAAACGATCTCATAGAGGGGCTACTACAGCCGGTCCTAAATGAACCCGACCCGGCTAAGCAGGAGCCCCTGTGGAACGACGCGCTCAATACGGCAGTCCAGAAGGGACTCATATCGGCGGATGAGGTGGCTCAGCACCCCTACCAGGGTCCCGATGGAGTGAAGCAATACGCGCAGGGGTTACAGACGGACAAGTGGCTCACGGCGAATGCCGCGAAAGATAGGGCTAGCGCCCAGCAGCAGGAAGCAAACGTTGCGGTCGACAAAGACAAGCGAGTGGCCGCAACGGAAAACCTTCATAACGCCGTCGCTATTCTGGGCGCGACCCCTCCGGCCAGCGATGCGGAGTTTCAGCAGAGGGTGCGGAAGCTCGATCCGACCACCGCTGCCACCATCTTCGGGGCCATCCCGCCGGGGCAGTACGACCCGCAGAAGTCCCCCGAGACTCTGCGCCAACTCGGTATGTCGTCAGAGCAGCAGCAGCAGGCCCAGAACCAGAAGGACACACTCGCAGAGACCATTAAGCGAGACGCTGAGGCCCATCAGAACCACCTCGCAGATCAGTCGCTCCGGCAGCTTGAGATCGCGATTTCGGCGGGCAGACTGAAGCAGGAGCAGATGGTCAATGGCATGAAGTACGGCCCTGGCACCACCGAATACTGGGCGCAACAGTTGCAAGAAAATCCAGACTCCATCAAGGAGATGCCGCCCGAGCTACGCTCCAGCGTTGGCCAGATGTTTAGGGCTAAGACCGGGCTCCCGTTGCCGACTCCGCTATCTCAGACCGGTCAGACACAGGAGACGGCGGCGCGCAACGCCATCGATGGTGCCATGTTCATTCAGAAGGCGCTACAGAATCCAGAGATCCAGAAACAGCTCGGTCCCATCCTCGGGCGTCTCGGAGAGGCCGAGCAGAGCGTGGGAACCGCGGTGGGGCTCTCGCCCGAAGCTGAAAAGCTCGCACAGGAGCTACGCACCCGCATGCGGTACTTCGTGTTCCAGGAAGGCAAAGCCGTGCTTGGCGGGCGGCTCCCGCAGCAACTCATGCAGCAGATGGAGCAGGGTTCGGCAAACGTCAAAATGGATCCGAATATGCTCCAAGGAGCACTGAACGGAGCCGTGGGCAACGCGAACTCGATCCTCGACAATGCCGACAAGCAGCGGTTCGGCGGCAATATGCGTCCTCGATCCATGCGGGGTCTACCGGAGAACCCCAGCAGTTACTCCCATACCGCTACCGGACCTAACGGCCATAAGATCGGCACGAACGACGGTAAGACGTGGTTTGATGTTCAGACCGGAAAGCAGATCCAGTAATGCCCGACCAGATTACTCCACCAACCGGCTACACGCTGGATCAACCATCGCAGTCATCCGGCGAGATCACGCCACCCGCTGGCTACAAGCTCGACGACGCGCCCGGGGCTTCTTCCACATCGCGATTCTTCGGCAACATCGGCGATAGCTTGGCTGGTCAGACCAGGGGTCTCGTCAACACCGTGCTTCACCCCATCGACACTGCCGAAGGGGTTTGGCAATCCCACGTCGATACAGCCAAAAAGGCCGTGGACGCCTACAAACAGGGCAACTATCAGGATGCTGCCGTTCACGCTCTGAATGCGCTCATTCCTCTAGTTGGCCCATCGATTGATCATGCTGCCACTCAAATCCAGAGCGGCGATTTCGCGGGCGGCATGGGGCAAGCTGTGGGACTTGGACTAGGCTTGGCTGCTCCCAGTATCGCCAAGGGTGTCGCCCCTGCCGCGGGTGCCGCTCTCGATGCCGGAAAAGCAGCAACCGGCAGCGTTATAGATTTAGCGACCGACCCCGCCGTGCGTAGTTTTGCCGGTGTGATTTCTCCACGACTGAGCCACGCTCTGGACCTAGTAGCGCGCTTCCGGAAGGCGACAGACGCATACAAGGCCGCACCGGAGGGGCCGACAGCGGCACCTCCCCAGACAACTGAGGTGAGCCCGCCCGCTGCACCGCCAGCTGCGGAGCCGGTGGCCACTCCGCAAGCCACCGCAAACCCGAAAAGCCCGCAGCCCAAAGCTCTGGAAATAATCGCCGCAAACCGCGATGCGAAAGCCCAGCGGTTCGCGGATGCGCTGCACGCTAACGGCATAACCTCGAAAGACGCGGCGAGTCTTCCCATGGACACCTTCAGCGACCAGCAGATGCAGGCTGGCAGGATCGGATGGGGGAATATTGCATTACACCTGGGAGAGAAAAGCCCGAGCAACCTAAGCGTTGGGCTGATTGTACAGAAGCTCCGAGAGATGGAGAAGCCCCCCGTCAAGGCCGCTACACCGAAGTTGGATCCTCGGGCGATTGCAGAGCAGTTGAAGGACGAGATGATTCGGAATGGGACGATTCAGAAATAGCCCGCTTTTCCGCGAGCGTCTTCCTCAGTAACGCAAAAAACTGCGCCTGCTCCCACTTAGATTTTGGCTGAGGTGGTAGCGGAAACCGAATCAGCTTCCCCATAAACCGGAGTATATCATCACATGAAATTTCTAAAGGACCTTCTCGCCTGCGTGCTGCTCGCCGCCTGTGTCGCTTTCTGCCTTTCGCTCGTAAGGCTAGTGCGCGCCACGGACGCCACGGTGAAAGCAGTGCCTGCGGAGATTATAGCCACACGCTCCGCACTTACTGCGGAGATTGACTCCACGCGGGCCGACCTCCTCGCGACCGTGAACACCCAGGCGACGGCGATACAAAAAACAGCAGACCACCGGCTGGATTCCATCGAGCAGATGGTAGACGCGCGCACCGCGCAAGCTCTTCAGATTGCCGATTCCCGCTTATCTGAGGCCACGGGCGAGATCGCGAAAGTGCAGGCGGATTTGCACCCTGTCCTGGCCAACGCAGCGGCTAGCATCGATCCCAAAGAGATCCAGGGGACCGTGCGCGACACGCGGTTCCTTATGGCGCGAGCCGCGCGTACGGCGGGTCACATCGAGCAGATGTCGAACGAGATTCAGAAAGCCACGCCCGAGGTGGCCCAATCCATCGTCGGTATCGGCAAATCTGCGGATTCGATTGCCGCCGACGCGAAGCGTGAAGCTGACTCGATCACCGCACCGAAGCACTGGTACGACAAGATCCTTGGT